TTATCTGCTCTTTCTCCATTTCTTTGGCTTGTTCAAATAAACTTTGGTGAGGGTTTATACCATACAGATATATTTGTTCTTCCAACCATTCTACTGCTGTTTTCATATCTTACTTTTAATTACTAATTTTAATTCTCCGTTAATATCGGATTCTACTTCTTCATGAATTTTATCTACGTACTTTTGGCTAAATTCTATTTCGTGCCATTTATCTGCCGTTAGAATGCTTTTCTTTTGGTTGTGGTACGTTTCTACTCCCGAGCTAATTAACGCGCTTAAATCACTTAAAATAGCTATTAAATCGCCTTTTTCAGTCCACTCGAACGTAACTGTAACTTGCTTAGTCCGTTTTTTCTTAATTTGCCAATTCATTTTGTATAATTTATTATAGCATCTAAATAATCATTGTATAGCTTTTCGTTGAATGATCCACCTTTATCTTCAGGACAAATTTTATTCATCCACTTGCGCTTTAAATATTCTACGTTCGGACGGAACGGAAAATAAGTATTTACTAAATTAGTTTTTCGCTTCATGTCTTTTAGTTTTAGATATTATTACTAAAGATAAACAAATTACACCAGCTCCTAACATTAAGTAACTTTCGTAAGTTGTACCCAACAAAATAATAATTGAGTTAATTAAGATTCCTGTTCGTTTTTTCATTGTGTTTTTTTAAATGATATACGCAAAACTAATATAAAAGTTTAATATAACAATACTTTTTATTAAAAATAATTTACATAAATAACAAAACCCCTGATTTCTCAAGGGTTTCATAACACAAAACAAACAGAAAGATTTTTTAAAATGACTTAGTAACAGTTCTAACGGTATGTATCTAAGTACTATTTTCCTACTTTAAAACGTTTTACTATGAATTTAACGATTCTTTTAGCTATCAGTTTCCAAATACCGCCTTTAGATTCGACTTTCACCTCCAACCCTTCAGCGGTGTTGGATATTTCAATATCAATGTTTTTACTATCTAATTTAAATTCTTTGTTTACTTCGTCTTTTAATACGTGAATATCTACGTTTTTAGTGTCTATATCCAGTTTGATATTTGTACCGTCTTTTTCTAAATTAACGTCTACGTTATCCGTGTCAATTGTTATTTTTTTCTTTGCCATAATTATTTTATTTAGTCCAACGTCTTGGATGTTTACCGTTAAAGAAAGTGTCGTAATGTATCCACGTGCTATATATTCCTAAACCGCCTTGTTTCATTTTACCCGCTGCTATCAATTTCTCGATAATAGCCGCAACTTGTTTCGGTGTGTAACCTTCTATTTTAAAATCCGCAGCTTCGCCCGTAATATGCCTTGACTTAGTCGCACCGCCTATTTTAGCGTTATGTTCGGCTGGTCTGTAACCGCTTGTAATCTTAATAGGCTTTTTAACCTCGTCACGTAACACCTGAAGATTCTTTGCAAGTTCAATTAAGTTTCTTAATACGTCCGTAGGTAACGTAAAATTATGCTTGTTGAACTCGTTTAAACTAAAATTGTTTGTTAGCTTCATAACTTATTTTTTCGCTAATTTACGACTTTTATTTTCAAGTACCGCAAGCGTGTCATTTTTTAACGCTGGTAAAGTAGGTTGTTTTTCTTCAATTGGTTTACGATTGTAGTATTCGTTTTTATCTAAACAGTTGTACAAACGTGCTTTAACGTCTTGAACCTCGAAATGTGTATATGCAAGCCACAAAGCTAAAACACCTACCGCACCTTGTTTTTTAATTATTTCAATAAATTGTGTAATAGGTATCATTTTCATCTAACTTCGTATTTCGGTAGTTCTACGTTATTAACCCAGTCTATTATATCTTGATCGTTCCAATCTTCGGTGTACGTATACCCGTCGAAATTGATTCCGAAATTAGCCGTAGTAGTTTTTAAAATTACAGTAGCAGAACAAACTTTGTCTATTATGTTGTCCGTTACCGTTGTTACCGTCACCGTTGGGTTTACTATTTCAACGTTGAATTGTTCAAATTTATAAGTTGCCATTTTTTATTTTTATTAAGTTAATGTTGTTCCTGAAACCGTGAATGTTCTTACGGGGAAGTAAGTAAACGCAGTCGATGATGTTTTAGACTGTAATGATGTCAAACCTACATTACTAAGAACATAAGCTTGTGTTGTTACTCCTAAATTTGTTGTTGAACTCCAATAAACCTTCCCCAATGAAGCTAAATTTAAAGGTGAATAATTTAATAAATTATCTGCATTATTAACATAATTAGTTAAATTAAATATCTCTCTAATGTTTGGTAATCTCCAACCACTTGTGAAAGTTCCAACTGAAAAAGCAAGTGAATTGTCCACAGCTTGGTTCCAAGTATTACCCGTAGCTATTGCAACTCTTGAAAGACCCAACACAGTTGAACCGTCGTATGTCGACCAATCAATCACAATATTATTAGTGTACGTTGAACCGCCTAATTCGTCGGTAAATCTATTCGTATTTCCGAAAGGATTATTACTTTCAAGTGTCGTAAAATCAGTTGCCCTACCCGCTTCTAAATCCCCATCGTCACCCGTTCTATACGAAGTAGTTTGTCCCGTTTTCATTAATGTAGCTCCTACGGGTGCTTCACCCGAACCACTACATGAAAAGTATTCTTGTGCTATTCCCCAGCCTATATCGTTATTACACGCCCCTTCGCCCCAGCCTATATCATTTGCCATATCTAATTATTTATGTTGTTATATCTCCGTATAAATACCACTCGTTCGTATCTCTTTTGTATAATGTAGCTACGGAATATTGTCCCGTTGTTTTAGTCTTACCACCACTACTTCTTAATGTCACTCCCGTATCGGCTACAATAGTAACTTGCCCAGCTCCGTATTGTGCTAAAGTTATAATAGTTCCTGAAGGAAAAGCAACCGCAGTATTTGTAGGTATAATTAAATTATTACCTGAATTAAAGTTTAATTCTACTACTTTATTTGCATCACTTAATGTAAGGGTATGTTGCGACGTAAAAGTAGCTCTTGCCCTATTACGAACTTCAGCACCCGTAACGTACTTACTTGAAAACGTGCCACCTCCATCGTCTTGCGCAATTGCAAAACGATCGGTAGCAACTATATTACTTCCCTTTGCCGTTAATTGACTTATCTTTACGTTTGCCATTTTGCTTACTTAAATAGGTTAATAATTTCTTTATGTTTTCGTCTTTTGGTTTGTAGTTCTTCATAAATACCAGCCAGTATAATTGTTATTTGTGTCCGGGTACATATCCCCGTTTGAATTACTATTGTATTCCGGGAACAAATCGTTATTAAATGCTATATAATCAATAAACCTTTCAGTGTAATGTTGTGCAATAGAACGCTCTTTTTCTATTAAGAAATCAATTTCTACCTTTTCTACATTAGTAGCGTTTTCAGAATTGTGTTTGTACACCCCTTTGTTCGCTATCGTGAAAGCCGCAAATGGCAAAAATTCAACCATAGCCCAGTGAATAAGCATCGGCTTAACGTACGTAACTAAAAGGTTTTTGTAGTTTGTAGGTATATCGTAAATTGAACTTATTGTAACCGCACCATTTGTGCCACCCGTCACTGTTGCCGTACTTCCTACCGTGTAACCCGTGCCAGCCGTGTCAATTGTAGCCGCAGTAATTAAACCACCCGCGGCCGTAATATTTAACTTTAATCCCGTTCCCGTTGTACTTGTTGTATTTATAGCAGTTCCCGTAGTGTACCCCGTCCCTTGGTTGCTTATTGTAATAGCTGTAGGTATTCCCGAATAAGCTAAAATAATTTCGGACTTTAATTTTTCAAGTAAATCAGTACCCAAGTAATTTTGTATGTGAATGTCTTGCGCTATTTTGACGTACTGAATAAAATTGTCCGTGTCTACGTTGCCATTCATTGCAGTGAATTTAACAACGTCTTGTCGTGTTATGAGTAGTGCTTCTGCCATTTTATATTACGTCTGAAGGTAAATTTTTATTTCTCGGGCTAAACCCTTTTAAAGGCAAATTATTAGGGTATATTGAAACTTCGTAAGGGTTCGTTACTTTATATCCTTTAATTTCTGCTGCTCTTGTTCCTATTTCAGAATAACCTTTTTCAATAGCGTTTAAATCTAACATAAAAGTTACCCTTGAAAATTTGTGGTGACATCGTGGACCACCTTTAAAACGAAATATATCGTACGTATTTGCACCGCCTTCGCCAAAACCCGGATTAACCGCCCTTCTACTCATTGCATCAATATCTTCTTTTCTAAACAACCTATCTTCTTTTGACATCATTGCTTTACAAAAGTCACGGTCGGGTGCTTTATTTCCCGTGTATTTATAACGAACTTTAAAGTATTTTAAATCTCCTACTTTTTTGTCTTGTGCGCTCTTTTTATCGGGTTGAGGGTTACCAGTTTGAACAAGGTTAATTAAGCGGCTTAAAAGTGTTGTTTTAGGCTCTAAATCTAATTCAGCTTTAATTAATTGTGAATCTAATTCTTCGTCATTTTCTGAAGCCTCTCGTTCGTCTACCATTACCCAGCCTTCGCCTAATTGGTTTGCATCAACTTCGTTTAATATTTCTTCTAATTCCGTGTTTATTTTGCTTAATTCCGTTCCTGTTTCTTCAGCTACTTGTTCTTCGTTTTGTGCGTTTTCTAAATCAACGAATTCTAACGGTTGTAACGTTTTAAAGAATAACTTTAAAGAAACACCGTTAAAGGCTAAAATTTTATCAAAGGCATCTATTATTTGGTCTTGAATAGGTTTAATAACCATATTATCAAATAAAATAGAAGCGTTTTTTAATTCATCAGCGTTTGAACTAAATCCATTTGCCGAACCTAAACCGAAAAGAAGCGGCGAAGTAACGTTATGCGCTAACATAATTTTCTTTACGCATTCCTCACTTAAGTAAGTGTAATGCTCGGGAGCATCGTTTAACGGTAAATCGTCTACCGTTGTTTTACTTTCTTGGTTGTTATTAAAAGCTACAATAACTTTTTGCCCTCTCGAACCCGTTAACTGGCTTAACACCTTGCTTTTAATTATACTTTGTTGTTCTTCAGTAGGTACGCCGTTATTGAAGTTTACTACTTTAGTTCCCGAAAAACCGTTTTGAACTTCGTTAATTAAATAATCAGCAATTTCTTCTTCTAACTTTGCATAAGGTAAACCACCTTGATAATCAGGCAAAGCGTAATATTTCATTCCAACCGCATACGGCTTTGAATAAAGTATTTCTATTTGTTCATTTGAATATCCGAAAGCTGGTATTCTTTTAGGTGCGTATTTCTTAACGTCTAACCAATTATCTGAATAATAATAACCTTCTATTTCGCCGTCTTTATTGCACTTTTCTGCACGTAATAAATTCACGGGTATATGATATGCTTTTAAAATTCTTTTGTGGTCTTGTGAATAATGTATTTGCATTGCAAACTGTCCGAACATTTTTCTATCCAATACTATTTTACGAATACAATCAGCATTAAATAATGCCATCATTTGAGCGTACTCATTTGGCTTTTTACTTGCGTCTAAAGCACTTAAACCACGTCCGTAAATTAAACGACTTACATTGTTTATTACGCTTGAATTAGTTGTCGAATTAACGTACCTATCAATGATAAACTGAAAGTAATTATTATCCTCGCCAAACTCAACCCAAGCGTCGCGTTTTGACTCTTGAATTACTGGCGTTGTGTAAGAACTTAATTCTAAAACGTGTATATTACTCATAAACTATAAATTCATTTGTGGTGCTATTAGCAGTATATTGGTTTTTGTTTACTGAAAAACTTGAAACATTTTGATCAGTGCAAAATATCCTATCCTTATAAACTACCGTAGCACCGTTAATAAATACCAAATCGTAAAAATGATTTTCTACTAAATTAAATTCAGCTTCAAACGTATCGTAATATTCCCCTTGTGTGTAAGTGTAACCCGTTATTTCAGTTGTTACGTTCGTTTGATCGTCCGTAATAGCTACATAATCAAAAACTTTATTTCGTGGAATAAACACAAAGTTTTGGTCATTTGTAGAAGTAGTTAGAATAATCATATATTATAAACGTCAAAAGTACGATTTTGTCCTTAAACAAAAAACACCTACCGAAGTAAGTGTCTTTTGAGCAAGTATATAGAAGAAAGAAATTAAGCAGTAACTATTTGTGCATCTACTCCAGCGCCATCTTCAAACAAAGTTTTCAATTGTGCTTCAGTTGAAACGTCAAGGAAATTAGCAGGCGAAACTTCCATAGCTTCAAAAGTCAAATTATAACCATTAAAATCACCCAAGGCACTACCACTCGACACAGTTCCCGCAGTAACATCCGCACCTTGTGTAAGTCCCATTAAAAAGAATTGGTCTGTCATTGTTCTAACAACAATTCTTGGTCTACCATAAGCCAAAAGTTTAACGTTTTTATGCGTTGTAACGTCTTGTCTTTTTAATTGAATAGTAAGCGTTTGTTGAAAAAACGTAGTACCGTTATCACGGCTTGAATTAATTGTAGTTTCAAAGCTATTAGCACCTTTCAATTCGTATTTATACAATTGTAAAGCACCAGCAGCAATTGGAGTCCAGTCATTAATTTCATCAGTACCTGAAACATACGTAACGTCGTCAGGGTTTAAGTCGTCGTAGTTAATAAAGTAAATCGATTTCAATCCTGAAACCGAATCTTTACATTGTTCTATTCGACCGTTTGTTATATCACAACTCATTTTATTTAGTTTTTAAAGTTTAACAAAAAAAAAGGTGGTGTATATTGCACCACCCTTTATTATAGTTTATGTTTTTTAGTTAGCCGAGTTAACGATTCCGTAAGTAACTAAGTCAGAAGCAAAACCGTATTTAGCGTCAGCTGTAAATCTCATTACTACGCGTACATTTTGCGAACCGTCGATATCTCCCATATCAATAACTTTAACTTCGTTCATATCATTCATTAAACCAGTCGCAAAGTACAAGTTAGAAGTTTGAGAAAGTAAAGCAGTGTTTGCAGCAAGTCCGTTAGCTAAGAATATTTTAACACCGTCGAAATACAAGTCATTCAATACTTGGTTTGTTCCTTTGTTGTCGTAACCGTTAGCTCCTACTCCAGCAGCAGCGAAGCCACCTAAAGCACGAACATACGCTCTATAAATGTTATTAGAAACATATAAAGTTAAATCTTCTTTACCGTACAAAGCAGCTGGCAAAGCATCAATTATATCTCCTAACTCATCGATAACGTTAGTAGCATCAACATTAGTACCCGCAATTTCTTGTGCAGCTGGTAAAGCAGCGTCAGTAGTTAATTGTGTCATTAAACCAGCGAATTGTCCAGCAGTTGCGTTAACACCTCTCCAAATAGAAGTTTCCATTCCAGCAGCAACTTTTTCAGCAGCGTGTGCGATTAAGAAATCAGCAAATGATTTAGGCAATACGTCGAATGCAGAATATCCCATTTGAATTGCATCCCAGTCTTGTCTAAAATCACTTTTACATAATTGTAAGTTAACTTGAAAAGATTCAGGTTGCAATACTCTTTCAGTTAAAGTTACTGTAGAAGTCGGGTCAAAATCACAAGTTGCGTTTTTAATAATATCGTCAGTTGCAACTCTTTTAATTACTTGTTTGTACTTAACGTTAGGCATAATAGTAATACCGCCTTTCTCTAAAGTTGGAGCGCTTAACAAAGCAGCAGCGATATATTTTCCAGCGAACTCACCAGCATACGTAGTTGTAATGCTTTGAGTAGTTGATAGGTTAATTTTTTCCATTTTTATTTTTAATTAATTAATTTATACTACGGTTAAAGTAATTGCACCTGCGGCAGTACCAAGTCCGAAAACATACCAGTTTGAACCGTCTGAATGTAATTCTACGAAATCTCCAATTGTATCAGCTGAAGCAGAAAAAGTAATTGTGTTTTCATCAGCCCCCGGTACGTTAGTACTGTTTACGATAACACCACCTTGAATTTTGTTTGAAGCCGCTTTAATAGTCCAAGCAGTTGTTGCAAATAATGCACCTACTACAAACTTGTAAGAATGTCCATTTGCATCAGCAACCGCAGGAAGTGTAACTTGCGCTCCAGCAGCAGCGTTTAAGATAAATACTTTACCGCTATCTTCAGCAGTTAAAGTTGTTGCACCCGTCAATGTTTCAACTACGCCTACTTGACGTAAAACATCGTTAGATACAGAAGTGTAAGTTGTACTCATTTTGTATTTTTTTTAAAAATTATTACTTATTTAGTTTGTTTAAAACTGAATCCATTATAGTGCGCTGTCTTTTATTAGCGAACTTAAAAGTTTCAACTTTGTTTTCGTTTTCAGGGTTAAAAGAAATTGGTTTAACTTCTTCTTCTTTTGATAGTTCAACTTCTTTAACCTCGTTCAATTTGCTTAATTCAGCTTTAAGCGTTTCGTTCTCTTTTTTCAACGCTTCAATTTCCGAAAAGAAACTTTCCTTAATTGTGCTTTCAACTACTTTTTTAGGAGCGCTTTTAGCCGTTTCCATTTCTTGTTCTTTTTTCGCTTCTTCTTCGATAGGCTCTTCAACTTCTACTTCTTCCTCTTCTTCTTCTTTTTCTTTTACTTCGGAAATAATTCCTTCTTCAACAACGATCAACATACGACCGTCCTCCATTTCGTATTCTCCTACTGGCACGGGTATTTTTTGTTCGTCTTCCGTTACTACGAAAATTTCGTTACCAGCTTCAAACATATCAGCTTCAAGAACCGTTACGCCATCCATTAGTTTCATTTGTTCAAGTTTTACTTCCATTCCGAGCAAAGTTTTGATTTGATTGATTAGGCTATTTTTCATTTTTGTTTTATTTAAGATTGTATATATTTTTCTAAATCTTTTTTATTACTATTTCTTGATTTTACAATTTCATTTTGAATATTTTTAGCAATTGCCGGAACTTGTTCAATTCCTAAATCTTTAATTTGCTTAAGATAATCTGCAAGTTGTTTTTCAACATTTTTAATAATGCTTTCTGAATTATTTATAGATTTTGACATTCTATTTTGAGCATTAATTATAATTAATCGTTCATCAGATACCGCATTAAGACTATCAATCATATCATTAGATATTTTTTTTAAATCTTCAAGTATTGCAAGTTCAACTTCGTGCGAAGCCAATTGTGTTTCTTCTTTGAATAGTTTTCCGAAAACTGTTTTTAGTGTATTCATAACTTATTAACTTTTATAATTTTTACTTGTTCCTTTTTTAGCCGTTTTGCCGTACTATCGTGCGTACTCCGTTGTTATCTGTTACCGTTACATTTTGCGGCGTTACGCTGGCTGTTTTGCCTATTCCTTGCGCTTCT